GACCAACGGTATCTAGAGTCACGGTGTGATACTCGTATTTCATCGTGGTGAGGTTAGGTAATGAGAGATTCGCTGTATCCATTTATATTAGCTTAGATAATTACAGGTTGGGTTTTCTACAGACGAATCGAAGAACTAAAAAGTTATCTTCGGCAGGGTTTGGTGGTGTTATGAGAACACCAGATTGATTTCTTATATTCACAGTGAGACGGTCAATTCTCCGAATGGGATTTATGTACTGGGTTGCGATTGGATAATTATCCCTGAAAGTGATGATATTACTTGTCAAATCATCTGGAACGACTAAACTCGCAAAAGATTTTCGAAGCACACTTAGTGAGTCCTGACCTTCATAAACATTGGTAGCGCGATCATTAAATGTAGAATTCAACTCATCGATAGATATATAACAGTGTTCAGTCGCTGTAGTAGTGTTAATACGAGCGGCTAGAAGTCGAGCCTGTACAACATTTTTTAGAGGCTGAGTCAAAAAACACGTCCATGTGTTCGCGCTAGTCTGATTAAGAGTATCAACAGTGATGGTATGATATTCATAGTTTAGATCGGGGATCATATCAGTTGGCGATGTAATCAGGGCCATTTATTATTAGCTTAGATTAAAGAACCACCAATTCCATCCGCGATCTCATATCCGGCATGATCACCTACAAGTTTTTGGGCACCACAAAGACCACCTGGGGTAAGACCAACCGAGTAAGGGCTGTCCTTCTTGCCTGAACCAGCGGTACATTCAAGGTCGGGCTTGAGGTCGAAGAGAGATTCTTCACTGACAGGTGTAATGGTAATTGGCCTGGGCTGATAATTCGCGGTCTTCACAGTCATAAAAGACAGAACGAAGATGAGGGTCATCAAAACCGTGATGGCCATGAGAGCATTGCGATCACTCTTGTTGAGGTTAAGATTAAACATTTATAATAGACATAGATTTTTTTAAAGTGCGTTAAAGAGATTTTCTTAGTTTCTAAATAGACAGTAGATGGACGAAGAAATCGTACTCGATAGGGGTCAAACGACTGTGATGAAATTAGATGCTGATGAACAGGCCCTGATGGATGAGATTCAAATTTCTGCACCACGATCAAAACCTGTACCTCGACCCACAAGGCCTATGCAAAGACCTCAACAATCTTTTCAGGGTCAGGAGGCTATGGATGCTTTTGTGAATCCCAACAAACAAAGTACCCCAGCTCAGCCTCAACAGGATGAGGAAATTGATTATGGTGAGGATGAACCAATGATGTTCGATGATGATGAACCCATGGGCCCAGGTCCTAGTGACCAGGGTGAGCAACCCTCGAAGGGGTACACTTCAATTGATGAAGAGAAGTCGGATCTTATTAATAAATTAGCTCGACTTGAGAAGAAGGGGTTTGCAGTTAACAAGAGGTTGAACGCTTACTCGAATGTTGATGAACTCAGATCAGAGGTCAAGAGGATTACATACAGCATAGATGTTGAACAATCAGTTCGCTTCTCTCGTCGTATGTTGGTCGCCTGTGTAACCGGGCTTGAATTTTTGAATAAGAGGTATAACCCATTTGAGGTTCAACTTGAGGGTTGGTCTGAGTCTGTTATGGAGAATGTTGATGATTATGATGGTGTATTTGAGGAACTATATGTGAAATACAGATCTAAGGTCAGTGTTGCACCAGAGGTCAAGCTGATTATGATGTTGGGTGGCTCTGCTATGATGTTCCACCTTACCAATTCTATGTTCAAATCGGTGATGCCCAACATGAACGATGTCATGAAGCAGAATCCAGACCTGGTGAAGAATATGATGGCGGCGGTTCAGAACACTACCCGTGACACTAGTGGCCCCGCAGTTGATGCACCTGTGGGTGGTTCAGGGCAGTATGAGATGCAGGGACCCGGGCTTGATATTTCAAGCCTGATGGGTGGCATTTCTATGCCTCCCCCACCCCCAATGAATACCTCAATGGGACAAGGACCCTCGGCGCCTCAGCCTGTTGATGAGGATGATGATCTCTCCGATATTATGTCAGTCTCCGGTGATTCCACTGGAGGTGAGGTCAAGGAGGTCAATGTTGGTGCAGGATCTAAACCCAAGAGAACTCGTCGAAAGAAGAAGACCGAAATAAATCTCTAAACTTATATAAATGATAGCGTATTGTCCGCTTGAGGAGCTCGAGCCTCCCGTTCGACAGCAAGAAGTTGTCGCTGAGGCCAAGGTCGAACCTGTAAAGCCCCAGGTCGGCCGCGAAGAAACCGAATTAAATTACGTCATCATGGCTTTCATTGTTGGCGTAGTTGCACTAGCCGTCTCTGATTCCATCAGGGCGTAAATGTTTAATCTACCGCGGGGTACCACCCTCCCTCGTAGTAAATTTAATATGAGAATGTCGCTAGAGTAGTTACACCAGCAGTTTCATTATCGAGGTTATCTTGGTTCTGACCAGTAAGGTTGTGTGAAATTTTCTTAAGACCACCATCACACGCACTCGTCACCTCCACAGTTATGTCATATATATAGTTTCGACCACCATCCAATGTCGCTGGTAAAAGTCGAATACCCCGGGTTCCCGTTTGTGTTGCACTACTCCATGGATATTGTGTACCCCCAGTACTACCCATTATGGCTTGTGGACCCAAGGCTATATCATATATGGTCCCAGTTGAACCATCATGTGTACCACCGGTCGCTTCAAGAACCACAGTACTCGTGTTAGCTTTAGTTCCTGAGTCTCTTAATACGGCTATAATCTTTGCATAAAACGTCCCAGTTCTAAAAGTGAGAATCACATCTTGTCCATCAGTATTATCGATTGGGAACGTATTTGAATACCGCTTCGTCGCCACCTGGTCAGAGTTTGTGATGATACCACCATTCACGTGAAGTGCTGTATTCGCTGTAGCACCATCAAGACCAATCGCAACCTGATTACCCAAATCTAGGGCACCATCTACGGCGAAATCACCTATGACCTCTACATTACTATTGAAGAAGGTTGTGTTTTTCAAACCAGTTCTCAATGGGTTTATATATACATTACCCGTGGTATCCGCATAAATGTTCGCACTCCCAGCCGATGTGGTGAGTTCGATAGTTGCGTTACTTGAGGGACTTTCCACACGAACTATACCATCGTAGACATGAAGCTGTTTCTGTGGATTTAATGTACCCACACCCACGTTACCCCCGTGTGTAATATGAACACCATCCGTTTCTGTACCGCTATTGGTACCACCAATTACGATACCGGAAAGTGAAGTAGCTGAATCCCTGAAAGCCTTCACATAACCACCGAAATTCTCGGTGGTATTAAGAAGAATTCCAGACTTTTTAGTGAATGTACCCGAATCTGGGTGAGGACTCTCAAGTTTTAGGAGTGTTTGGTCGGTTGTGTTTGCGTTATAAATATGTACATTAGAGTCTACAGTTGATGTACCTATACCAAGTCTACCAAGTGTGTCGAAACGGGCGAATTCCGAATCTTCACTAGAATTAACCTCATGGGCGAACGTAAGTACGCGGCGGTCACTACCGTCTTTAATACTTCTAATTATGTTAAGTGACGGATTATCTGATGTTGTTGAAAAGGCAAAACCAGTCAATTTGAACGAACCACCACCACCGAACTCGATATTACCATTTACTAAAAGCTTCGTATTATCACCAATATTATCTGCACTTGAACGTTGTCCACCGATAATGACTGTACCACCATTTTTACCACTTATACACAATGGTACATTTCCTGGGTCGGCTTCTCCGACACCGGATAAAATTTGGCTGAAAGATTGACCAGAGGATACATAGGTTTGAAAAATATGTTCCGCTGCTATATGTCGAATTCTATCGGGGCCAGCATCATCTGATGCACCGTCATTACCCTTGAATAGTATGAGTTCATTTTTTGATTGGGGTACGTTATAACGTCTTTCTACAAGCCTCGTGTTGCCAAACAGATCACCGGCGAGACCACCAAATGACAGTTCATTACCTATGACTACATCACCTATCACATCTAGGGCACCTCGGGGTGCATCCGTACCTATACCAACATTACCATTATCACCAGATATGTATAAACCCACAGCCGAAGAATCTTTATTGTTATCTGTATTTTGTGTGATTCTAAAATCTGAGTCTGTGCCAGTCACACCTGTTGACCAACCCCTAGGATTGGATCCTGCATTTGTTTGAATATAAGAGGTGAATACATTACCTGCGAGTATACGAGTTTTTGCGGCCAATATAGCATCACCTGAAGCTCCATCAAAGTTATGCACTAACAAACCATTTGTTAGGGGGTTGGCTGCACCCGTACAATGTACTTCTAAATGAGCGGTAGGTGATGTCGTGCCTACACCTACACGACCATCACTTCGAAATGATACCACGTCAACCTCCGTCTCGTAATTTGTACTTGCTAAATATATATCAAGTTGAGAGTTGGCTGTACCACTTGAAACCGCCGTGTGTTTACCCAGTTTGAATGTTGCCCTCACACCATCACTACCCGCGGTTCCACCTTCTCTACAAAGTTCCAAAACCCTCGCGAAATCCGTCAAATCTGCTGAAACCGCGGTTGCATTAGAAACAATGAGTGGAGTTCCAAGGTGTTTGTAGGTTCCATTATTAGCAATTTCATCGTTGATAAATACTGTACCCCCAGATGTGTGTAATATACCCTTGGGTGTAGCTGTGCCTATACCAACATTTGAACTTTCAAGGATGGTCAACTTTGGTGTACCCATTGTGGGTGTTTTACTCGCATAAATGTTGAGACCCTTACCCTCAGCTACAATATTCTCAATCTTGTTTTCAAGTCCAGTTGAATACATACGAGAACTCGCGTACCCAGTTGTTCCCCATGTATTACCATAAATAAAACCATCACCTCCAGTCGTGTGCACATTCCCCGCCACGGTCAATTTTTCACTTGGTTGGGTATTCGATATACCTATTCTACCCTCAGGGGTAATCCTCACTCTTTCTGTATTTTTTGTGCTCATTTTGATTATTTGATTCGTATTTGATGTACTCGCACCAGATATTTCGATTGAACTCACATTTGAAGCAGTGGGACCGGATTTAAGAACAAGTGCATCTGTCGCACTGTCACCACCGAATCTATCTGCATGTATAGATACGTTTGCATGTGAATAAATTGATTCTGTAAAAAGATTTGTTGTTGTTGTATTACCTATAACAGTTAATGTATTTGCACCTGTCAGATTTCCAAATATTTTTGCACCTATAGACAATGTATTTGTTGGTGCAAGATTGGCAATACCTGAATGTGTGTAACCAGTAGTTGTAATCGCATTTGATTTAATATTTTGATTAATGAGAACTGGTACAGTAGCCTCTGGATTTAGGTCTAAAAGATTTCCAATCCTTACACCACCCGCTACTACGTTACCTTCTACTGACACATTTCCGGTAGATACGAATAGATTCGAACCCACATCATCAAAATATACATTTGAGCCTACAGATAATGTATAGAATCTATTAGTGTTTGCTACAGCTACATTCCCATCCGTGAATAACTGTCCATACACATGAAGATTTACTGTATTGGATTGGTCAAGATGAATTTTGGTACCGATTGGAGCCATTTGAGTTCGACCAACTACAAACTCATTATTAGAAAATTGATATCCAATAACAAGATTTGAAACACTTCCATCACCACCTTCAGTCATGATTAAAGCATTATCAAATGGATTAGTTTTGTTATTCGTAGCCGCTTGTTGAATCGCATTATTTGATACCACTAAGTTTATAATCGTTTGATATTGGGGTGTTTCAGTCACAAACACATTACCATTTACGTGGAGATTACCGTTAACTGTTAGAATACCATCATCAATCACAACGTTTGCACCATTGAAAACAGCTACATTGGAACCTGGATCATAATTTTCAACTGTACCTACACTCAAATAATTATTAACCGATATATTTGTAGTATGTGTATTTCCCACCACCTTCAATACATTTGATCCCATTCTATCAATGATGAGTGTATCATCCACATTAATAATGTTTGAAACTAGAACGTTTGTAGCTGAAACGTTACCTCGTGCGGTAACTAAATGCTCACTAGCTCTATTAATAACAAATTCAGCATTTGGTCCAATCTGAAACTCGTTTGTAGCACTCGGTGCCGCAATACCAAGCTTATCATTCACATACAAACGCTCGGCACGAATACCCTTGGTCACGTCAAGAACAACATTCGTTCCTGTACTATCTACAAAAATACTTGAACCAATTGAAATCTCCTTGGTTGGGTTGGTATTAGAAATAGCAATTTTTTCTGCTGTAATAACTTCAACGTCAATCTCCTTTGTAATAATACTTTTTACGTCAGTAAGTACATCTTGCTCGACTGGGTCTGCGTCTAGACTGGTTACGAAAACCTGATCGAAACGAGCTGTCCTACCCATCTATACCTTAATTACCGAATAAAATTCCAGCTAAACCATCCTTGATTCTTAGAACATTATAGTTTACTGCGAATATACTTAACTCCTGAGTACTTGGTCTAAGATTACCCTTCTCCACACCCCGTAATATGAGTTTGGCATTATCGATACGGCTAAAGTTGCATGTACCCGATGGATTATAGTCTGATGCATTTAGACAGAAATGATACGCGAAGTACCTTGTGTTGAAAAGTACATTGGTTTCACTGACAAAATCATTCATACCGTACGATGATTTGTAATAATTTTGTACTGTATGAAAATAATTTGGAGACATGTGTTCAAGGATTGGGGTCCCATTGATTTGAATATCACCACTTAAAAATGTCAAACGATCGTTTGCAAAATCATCACTTAATGCACCAAAACCAAAAAAGAGTGATTTAACAGGATGATTAAACGATGAAATATCAAATGTATTATCACCACCCCCTAGAGTGTTATTAGACACAGTATCCATTGGAAGAACTATCTGCTGTGTTTGTGTGATGACAAAGTCGAGACTTCGACCCACGAGAGATTCTCGTTCTTCTTTATCTAGGTAAATATAGTTACCGTATACATTAATTCGTTTTTGTGCAGCCGTAAGATTTAGAACTGAATCATTATAATATGTGTCATCGAAATTTATTTTTATTTCGACTTGATGATGTTGTAAGGCTACAAGGGGTAAGAATGCCTTATGATCACAAAAGAAGAAGTGAAGTGGGAGAAAAGTGGGATTGGATTTAGAAACTTTGTTACTCAACTCTTGTGTTTTTGTGTATGTGTCACACATATAATTGTGCCATATATCAGAGTAATAATCAAAATGTTGGGAGTCTATTTTTTGACCCCCTATATAAAGCTCGATAGTAGAATTGTAAAAAAGATTAGAAGACATGTTTACAGCATCTACACCGACTTTCTCAAACCAAATACCATTAATGATATCACCTAAAACTGGTATAATAATTGAATTGTCAGTTTGGGTGACCGATTTAATCAATTTTGGAGCCTGAGAAAAATTTGTATGTCTCGTAAACTTCATACGAAAAAAAGAATGACCTTCTTCACTGGTAAGATACACATCTTGAACTCCTTTAGAGACCAATTGTATTAATGCACCCGACATTTAATAGATGTTTAGATTATAAAAACAGACACTTTCCCTGAGGGAAGGCACTCTTAGGTTCTTCTACATTTTTACCGTGTATGTTAAAACCACCTTGACGGTATATCTTCATTCGTTTATAATACATCGCTGTAAATACAGACCATGGATCGTGAACATCGTAGATATGGGGTTCATTCTTTTTTCCTTTCGTTTCTCTCATAATTCTACCAATACTTTGTGTAATATCAGATTTAGGAGAAGCTAAAATAACTGTATCTAATGTTGGAATATCTAAACCTTCGTGTGCTTGACTAAACGTAGCAAAAATAATCTTTTTCTTGGAAGACTCTTGGAGTTGAGCTTCTTTCATACCACCCATGTATAGACCAGACGTTTTAGGAAAACATTGGTGAAGAAA